GCTCCAATACCAATTGTAGCTAGGTCGTAATAAAAACGTCTTTTAATTAAATCATAATTATTGCCGTCAAGTACTGTATTAATTGCCAGTTCTTCTGCAATCTCAATGCCTTGCTTGTAGCTAAGCTGCATGTGAAGCTCTAGCTCTTCTTTTGATCCTGGTAATGAATCTACAGGATTTTCATAAAGATTAATACCAAAAGCATCCTTTGCAAAGTCGTTAAGTTCTTTCGTTTGCATATCACGAATAATAGACTCCATATACTTTGTGCGCTTTGCAACACCGTAAGGATCCTGTGAATATGCTTTAATATCAAATGCTCTGTCCGATATGCCATTTACTACAATGTCTATAAATTTAGACAATATAGGTACTGGCTTCCAATCTAAATTTAAATAAGACAAATCGCCGTTAATTGACAATTCATCTTTATACTTTTGTACTGGCTGCTCACCTCTTGCGTATAATCTTAAGTTGTGAAAGCTATTATGGTTACTTCTAAACCTAGACGTACCTGAGTTGTTTGAGAACCACTCGTTTTGAATAGCTCGCCCAACTTGCAAGCCGTACTCTTGCGACATCTTTTCCAAGTCGCTAACAGCTTGGCTAGGGAAAAAGTTATTTATGACTGACTCAGGCATATTATTATTTTATTATTTGCGAAGTATATCCGTCTTGCTTGTATTTAGCAATATGTATATTTAATTTCTGTTTTTGCATGTTGGCTACCGGTCGATATAAATCTTTATTACACGCCATAATAGCTAAGCCCGAACTAATGGCAGCATCAAACTTTGTTCTTTTGTTTATATCAAACTTTGACCAATCGTTTAATGTAGCATCAAAGTACATAGAGCCGTATTCATTATCACCCACTAATCCGACATATTTATTTATGTACATTTCAATGGCTGCGGCGTGAGCTTGTTTCATATCCTCACTAGAGTTAGGTATACCACCTATTTCTTTTTCAGTTACGGAAAGCTTGTTCCATAATTTATCAGGTCTATTCATAGAATAACCTCGGTAGCCTCTTCTCTTAAAATGATAAAGCAATCTAGGTTTGTTGTTTTCAGCAAGAATTGGCATTCCGTAAAAAACACAAGCCATAAGTATATCTTCAAAAAATATTTCAGCTGTCTGAGGTCTAGCTATGTATTCTAAAAAAAATGTACTAGGTGGTGCGTCTTCCATGCTAAACTTAGTTAAGCCGTGCAACGCGCCTTTAGAACCCCTACCATCTGTAGTTCCTGAAATATCGTAACTATCACACCCAAACGCCCCAATATGTTCGTTACCTGGGTATTTAATACCATTTTTAGTAATTGATCTATTTTGCAGGTCGGCATTGGGTATCCATGATACCTTAAATCTTCCCTGTGGACTAGGCGTAAATACAACCTTAGAGTCTTTAATCCCGTTAACCCACTGGAAACCGCCGGTAACTACAGTATTAGTATTACGCAGATCCTGGTTGTAATCAATTTGCTCGTATATTTTAGCTAAGTTAAATATACTATTTTTAGTTTCATCTCTAAAAGCATGGTCTTCAGTGCGGGGAAACTGTCTGTAATATTCATTAAGACCGTCCTGGTCTTGTTTAAGACCTTCAACTTCGTTTTCCCAGTAATCTATAACCCCTACATCAATAGTGTCCCCATGTGGGTCTAAAACTTCTTTTTCAGGTGTCGTAAATACGGGTTGCCCATGCTCATCGATAAATCCCTCGTAGTTCCACTCCATTGGGATAAACAAACTGTATAAACCAGACTTTGTCTGACCATTGGCATTTCTTTTGGTAACGTCTGAATCATAGTAAAGCTTTTTAAAGTTTTCACCTCCTTTATCTAAAGCGTTAGATGTACTACCCATCATACACTTACCTATAATTCGAGATCCCAAACGCAAACAGGTTTTAGTAACCCGCCAGTTATTCAGTATATTATCAGGCTTTTCCCACTTACCACTCTCATCATGCACTAAAAGCTTTAGCTTTTCACCATCATAAGAGTTATCGCCGGTGTTTTTCCAATCTATAGTTGTATCTAGTCCTTGAAGCTCTTGCCTAACTGTTTTGCTTTCTAAAGATTTTCTAGTTAGCTTAGAAGCAGGAACCCTATACGCCAATTCTGTTTTTGGCCTGTCCATACCATCTTGTATGGGTTTAAAAAAGAAAGGATAGTTTACCGATATAGGTACAACCTTGTCGGTAAACATTTTTTTAGCATCACTACCTGTTTTAGATAAAATGCCAAATCTAGCATCACTTGATATTGTAGCTTGATTTACGGTTTCTCCTGAAGCCATAAATGAAAATCCACTCCGTCTGTTTTTAAGATAGCACATTCCGTAAGCTCTTGTATCGGCTTTAACGGCTTCCCAGAATATAAAAAATAATCTGTTTGCTTCGCGGTAATCTGGATTTCCGACGTCAATCTTTGACCACTGTAAGTACATGTAATGAGTACCAGTGATGTAAGTAGGTTTGCCATTGTTAACAAACCAGTAACCTTCTTCACGCCTTGCAAACTCTTCATCTATATAGCCTTCCCATTTGGCTTTAAATTCTTCCGGGTATGTTTGCCAGTCGAATATGCTTTTAATAGATTTAAGTTCCTTAGGATAGTCTTTAACCACCCATTTATTAACTCCCTTGTCTAATTTCTTAGGCTCAGGAGGTAGTGCAATCTTCAAGCCTTGAACGTTCAGCACTTCGCCGATCTCGCCTGTCTTGCTTATCACTACAATATCTTGCTCTTTGTTATAACCGTATTTCCATTTTTTGCCTTTGTTAAGCCGATGCTTTGTTGTAAGCTTTATGGAATCATCGGTTTTTACTAGACTTTGCTCGTACATTATCTAGATCTTTTTTCAGCAAACCCTGAAAACGCTTCTTTTTTGTCTTCTTTAGGTTTGTTTTCAAGGATTCTTTCTTCTTCTTCAATTCTATTTAGAATTTCAAAAGCGTCGAATATAGCCAGCTTTTTTGTTGCCGCAGCGTTTTTTAATCTGTCGGCGGAAATATCATCTCCACCATCTACAATTTTTTCTTCTGCTACCTTAATTAGCTCATCAACAGCCTTGCGTCCAGCTTGGATTATATTCCTCTTCGTCTCCTTGATATTCATATTGGATTGTAATTAAATTAATAGGAACACGATATACTCGTTGCTCCTCAATATTAAATTCGTATTCGCTACCCGGTTTAAATCCAACTAATGCTCCGGTTTCAAATTCATCGCAAGCAAACTTAACAACGCCTATTGCTTCACGTTCTTTATGCTCTGAAAACTGTGTTTTGCTCACAATTGGTTTTACAAAACAAAATCCTTTAACAGCTCGCCACTGACCGTTACGCTTATAAGCAAATATTTGATCAGACGCTACGGAATATAAATTATCACTTATATATGACTTGCTATTTTTTTCAATACCACGAACGTCTCTAAATACTCTAAAAACGTTATGGTGAACAATTACTTCATCACCAGGTAGTATATCCGTATTTTCCGCCATTGGAATGGTTTTTACTACCCCGTGTCTGCTTGTGTATTGATGGTTCTGCAACTCTGTGTTTAGTAGTAGTTCTTTTCCGTCAATATTTTTTTTAGCAGTGGTTATGCCTGCTTTAGGCTCTAATAGAAAATTAAAAACACTGCGCATTAATACTTTAAGTCATATTCAACAGAAACGGCCATGTTTTTATTAAAATCTTTCCACGGCATAACCTCATCACCTTTTTGTATGTATACGGAGTACTTGCTTTCCTCTTCTATTATATTTACTATAGTATGACCGCCATACACTTCCTGTCCAACAGAATAGTGCATGGCGTCATTTTTATAGTCTTTGCCGATACTAATCTTGCGGATGATCTGCATCGGTTACCTCTCCAGTTTTAATATCAATGGTCACGTCACCAAACTCTTCTTTAAGTTCAGCTTGTACCTCATTAAGTTCTGAACGGATTGCCGCGATTTGAGACAATACGTCTGCTTTTTGCATTTCTAATCCGCCTAATTGCAATTGACCTTCGTTAATAGCACCTACAAATTTTTGTAGTTTCTCTAACTGCTCTTCGCTTACTTTTCTAGTAATCTCTTTTACTTTTTCCATTTGATTTAATTTAATTGTTTATGTATTTATTATTACTTAATTTGTCTGATAACTAAGACTATACTTTAGGGTCACCGTATATATTTATAGTATCATCAACATTTTCAACTGGGCTAAACGAATAACTCTGCTGTGGTGCAGGTGATGAAAAATTTAATCTAGTAGTATACGGAATAACATTTGAATTTCCGTATCCGGTTTGCATAAACACCTCTGTGTTGCTGTACTGTGATGAGCATGACCCAGTAGGGCTTAACGCGGAAACAGTAGCTTCGATAACATCCGTAGCAACAACTTGGAATGAAGGGTTAGTTATTGTAGCCACTGTACTAGGGTTTTTAACGACTTCACATACAAGCACACCATTAAGAGTTACATTCATTGTCCACATATCACAATTAGCAGGTAATGGATGGTCATCAGTACTTTTCACCCTAAACGTAAACGTCGACGGAGGAGGAGGAGGAATAGCGGGGCAGGTGTTAGATACAGGTGCACACACGTATGCCGCGTTGTCCCCTAAAGTGCCCGCCACTGATGAAAAACCTGGAGGCGTCCCGTTGTACCTTAACGTGGTATTTGACGTCAAAAATGCGGCTGGTGGTATCTTGAAGTCTTCAGTAAGTGCACAAAACTCTGGCATAATTCCATTCGCTCCTGCGCCTGTGACCAAGCTAGTTGCAGGATACCCTATAAGATATTGAGAATTGGCAACACACTGAGCTTGATCGCAACTATGCGACAGTCTAGTAATTAAAAATGCTGAATAGTCAGCGTTCGCTGTCCCTGTTGTGGGGCTTTTGCCAAAACCACCTAAGGTTATAAAGTTAGTTCCTTGGTTAGGATTCCATCCGTAAGTAATGCCGGA